AAATGCATTGATATTCCAGAAAGTGCCGCGCACTGTCTAAACATCAATTCCTCTTTGCTCATTTCTCCATTATCAAAATGCAATACGGGAACTTCGTACATATCTGAAACTTTAGTGCAGTAATCTAGAGATAATGTTGATTTGCCCACTCCAGACCTAGCTACAATAACTGTAATATTCCCTGGCCTTAATAGTGATCCATAAATTTCATTAACTTTCTTATATGGACCCATCATTCCAAATTCTTTTATTGGATTATTGCCCAATTCCTCGATAATATTCTCCATATCCTCATAGATATTTTGAGGAGAATCATTTCCAATTTCGTAATAATTAATTTTCGAATTATAAATCTTATCCGCAGAACTAATAATATCAAGATACGAACTCTCTACTGGCATTGATTTCATCTTCTTGGAAACTTCCAAAGAAGATTCGTGGATTTCTCTACGAATTGTATATTTCTTTAATTCTTTTGCTGCTTTAACTGCGCTATTATCATGAAGCTTTCTCAAACCTAGAGATTTAATATAGTCAGCTACGTTTAAACTATCCTCAAAAGATAAACCTAAAGACTGAACTCTCTGAGCAATGATTACATCATCTACATCTTCAGAATTTTCAATTGCCTGCTTAATTATTGTAAAAATTGTTTTATTTAAAATTGAATCTTCGCAATAAAAATCTCTTTCATTAACGAATGAGCAAATGTCAATGAAAGAGTTTGGATTTTTAATTAGTCCAGCTAATAATTGCTTTTCTAATTCATATGAATATATCATGAAATGATGCTATCATGAGTTAACTATTTTGTCAATCATCTTCTTCATCTAAAAAATCTACGTCAGACTGTATAATTTGATCGCATTCTTTTTGATTTATATATATTTCTAATAATTTAGAAATTGCAAATTCTGTAACTTGAGAATCGTATTTATGTCTTATTCGACAATTTCCATCTTCATCAATATGGCAAAGAAAATATCCTTTATTTTTATCTGACCCCCCAGTCAATTCAAACAATTGATCTAAAAATGCATCTGGAATTTCAAATTTTTGAAATTTAGGTTTTTTCTTTTTCATTTATACTTTTACACATCTATAACTCAACTCCGAATTTCTTAAAGAAATCTTTAGATAATTCATCATTTGGATAAATTTCTATCAATTTAATATTATTTAAATCACAAAATTCATTTTTTTTGACATCTCTTTTTAATTGTCTGAGATATCCATTTCTATTAACATGAAAAAATTTAACAAATTTAAAATGCTGTTGACCTTGAACTTCTATTGCGACTTTTGTATTTGCATTATAAAAATCAATACTTAATCTAGATCCAACAATTTTCAATTCTTCAAAAACAACATCTCCTTGCCAGTAATTTTTTAAAAATTTTTTAACTTCTGATTGAAATTTACTTCTACTTTTTCCATCCCAATTTATTATACAATTTTTAATATTCTTAACCGTTCTTTCTTTTCCATCAAGGGTTTTGAATTTCATGTATTGAATTTTTGAAATATGTAGTTAAAAACTTAATTAGACTAGGATTATCTTCAATGAATTTAAATAATCCTTTTTCTCCCTGAAAGTTTTCTGGAGTTTCTATATTTAAATCTTTAATTAATTCTATAAAATCTTCTGAAGGTTTAACCCAAGCTCCAGCTTTATTCATGAATTCCCAAGCATATAAAAGATCCACTAATTCTTTCTCCACCCAAATGGATGTTCCATTCTTGCGTCCATAACGAATTGGATATGGAATTTGTAGATTTGTTTTTTCATTTGGAGACTTCTTAACGGTAACTTTTGCCCAATGTCCAATAGCTGGATTTTTTTCCAAATCTATTCTTTTATTATTTGGATCTTGTAGGATCATGTCTCCATTGTATCTAGCTTCAAATTCCAATATCCAATTAGCAAAATGAAGTAATGCATTACCTCCAGTTGCTGATGTTTGTCTAATTGGAGCTTTGGAGTATGGATCTAGTTTTATATCCGCTCGCACTTGCGATATAAAGACTGCCATATGACCTCTCTTGGTTAAAGCGATAGACATACGCTTCATAAAGTTTCCCGCGATTACAGCGCCTCCTGCAACTTTATTGCTATCTTCAAATGTTTTATCTAAATCGCCTTTGGTAATTAAACCATCTACAGCGTCAAGTAAAAAATAATATTTAATACCTTCTTCATTTTTAGCTACAAGATTTCTCATAGCATCTACAACAGTTTCATAAATATTGCTTTCAAAAACAAAACAAGTTCCAACATCCCAAGATTCAGCATCCGTAGTAAATTGAACTCCAGATCTCGCTTTCATATCATTGGATAATCTACCTTCAGCTTTAATATAAAAACCTTTTGAGTTTGGAATTGTAAGCAAGAAGTTTTTCATAACTTCTAATGCCGCTGAAGTTTTACCACCTTCATTGATTCCACAGAAACGATGCAGACCTGGACCAAATCCACCTTGAAGTTGAATATCCAATTGAAGAGATCCGCTTGAAACCTTATAATCAAAATCATCTTCGTAATTATAATGATCTTCCTTATTATTTTTAAGGAATGATGATAATACTTCTTTTGAATTTACGCTAACACCATCTTCTTTTTTCTTAGCCATTTAAAAAATCTCTAATTGTTTTTGGTTTATTTTTTAATAAAATGTCTTCTCCACTTTTTGTTGAAGATATATTATATTGTTCGTACTTAGAATGATCAATTCTATAATTGAAACTTCTGAATTTTTTATCTATTTCAGGTTTAAAAGATTCGCATAATACAACTGCGAGACTATCATATTTTTTATTTAATGATAGAACTTGTACAAATTCAATCGAATACCTTTCTATTAATAAATTTAATAGATTCATTTCTTTTGCAAAAAAAAGTCGAATTCCCGTTTTTGGAAATTCGACAAATTTCTTAAGTAGCTGTTTTTTATTAATTTTAGCTTTTGCCACTATTGAAGTTTACATTCTTTGATGTCGTTGTCAACCATTTTCTCAACAAGTTGTTGAAATGAAACTTCTGGTTTCCAATTTAATTCTTCTCTAGCTTCTTTAGAGCAGCCCCATAGCAATTCAACTTCTGCTGGTCTATAGAATTTTTCATTTATTTTCATTAGCACGCAATCATCTGCGTGGTAAATTAATTCATCATTATAATTTCTAAATAAAAATTTTTCATCTATTCCTGTTCCAATCCATTCGCCTTTAATTTTTGCATGATTAAATGCTATCTGAATAAATTCTTTAATTTCATGAGTTTCATTAGAAGATAAAACATAATCTTTTGGTTGTTCTTGATTAAGCATTAGCCACACCCCACTAACAAAATCTTCTGCATCGCTCCAATCTCTTTTTGAATAAATGTTTCCCAACTCTAATGGTTGAAATTTTTGATCGTGAGATTTTAATGATTTTGAAATTCTAGCTACTGCTTTTGAAATTTTTCTAGTTACAAATTCTTCTCCTCTTCTAGTTCCTTCGTGATTAAATAATATTCCTTGTACTGCGAATATCCCATAAGATTCCCTATAAACTTTTACTAAATGATGTGCAGCACATTTTGATGCTCCATATGGAGATCTTGGTTTAAAGGGATGCTTAATATCTTGAGGCACATAATCTATATCTCCGAATTGTTCGGAACTTCCTGCGTTGTAAAATTTTGTAAGTGGCGAATTTAATCTTATTGATTCTAATGCGTACATTACAGACATGCAATTTGTTTGCATGTGATTAATTGGCATTTTCCAACTATTTCCAACAAAAGAATTGGCTGCAAAATTGATATAGAAGTCAGGTTTGATTAAAGAGATAACATAATTTAAATTAAATTGATCTGAAACGTCAAGTTCAAGCAAGTGAAATCTTGCATTGGATTTTAAATGTTCAATATTTTTATGATTTGAAACGCTTAATCTTCTATGTGCGCCATAAACTTCTATGTCGGTAAAATTATTTAATAAATAATCCGCCATGAAAGATCCATCTTGTCCCGTTACTCCAGTTATTATTACTTTTTTCATTATTTTGTAATTTTAATACAAAAACTTACACACCCATCTAAAGCTTTTGTTAATATTTTTTGTTTATATTTTATACAGAATTCATCGACAGCTCGCTTTACTCCAAAGTCATATATATTTTTTGTTTTTTCTGTATTAGTTTCGTAGTCATGCCCCATAATATATCCACCATTTTTTATTTTATGAAAACTATTTATTAAATCATTTTTAACTCCTTCATATGAATGATCTCCATCTATGTATATTATATCATATTTATTATCAAATTGATTTTTTAAAAAATCAATGGAGTTAAATTTATGAATTTTTACATTTTCAATATATTCATATTTTTTATTTAAATTTAAATAGTTTTCATTTAAATCGCAATATATCATACTGTTTCCATCCACATCTGCACTACAGCCAATACCATCAAATAAATCTACAGCATCAATATGATTAAATTTACAATTTTCAATTATGAAATTTAAAAAATCACCTTTGAACACTCCTATTTCTAGTAAAGTTGGATTTGTGATTTTGTCACAAAAAAATCTAAACATCTCTTGCCTATTCTGGAAAGTATTCATTTTTTATTTGAAAGAATTTTATTTAAAAAATTATTCATTTTGTTTATTTTACTAGTAAAGTTTCCTGGTCCCCCTGGAAAATGATAAATAATTTTTGATTCATCTACTAAATTGGGGTTATTTTCTAAATATTTTTTCATTATTTGATTTTCAAATTTATTTTCTATAAATGAATTATAAACTAAAAATGGTTGATCTAAACATATTGGAGCTGAGTTATAATTCATATAATTTGATATATGATTTAAGGTATTTTTAAATAGTAATTTTATTGACTCACTATTCATGAAATAAAATACTCCAGCAGAGAATGCGGTTAAATTTCTATCAAATTTTGAAAAATCAAAAAATTGACCACCCCAATATTCTGAATATTCTTTTCCTATAAATCCCTCCTCTAATACATATAATTTTTCATGAATAAAATTTTCATTAAATAATTTATTTATATCTGAGTTTATTAACGTATCAACGTCTAAATAAAGTATTTTTTCATAATTATCTATAAAAGGATATTCAAAAATTCTTAACTTACAGCATGATGAATCCATTAATGAAGTTAAGTTTAAAATATGAAAATCAAAAGATAGATTAAAAAAACTTAATTCTTTTATTATTTCTGATTGAAAATCTGTACAGGTAAATATTAAAATATTAGTTGTATTTTTATTTAAATTTGCATTTTCATATATTGATTTAAATAGCAATTTCAATAAAAATATATAATCTTTTTGATTGAAAACGCATACGTATATTAAATTCATTTATAATTTATAAATTTTGGATGTTTGCCGTTAAATTTTTTCACATTACAATTAAATATTAATAAATT